CTGCTACGCAGTCCTGTAACAAAACATAGAGAAAGGGGGAACGAGGTATTGAACATGATATCATCGATGGGGAATGGATTTACTTTTCCTCTACAAACGATGATATTTGCCACGTTAGTACGGGCGACCTATGATGAACTTGGCATTAAGCCAGTTAATCATGGAGCTAGCCGCAATTATGCTGTGTTCGGCGACGATATAATATGCCTGAGTGAGGCATACGATGTTGTTGTCGAAGTTTTACACAGTTGCGGCTTCTCTGTTAACATACAAAAATCGTATGCAACAGGCCCGTTCCGTGAATCTTGCGGTGGTGATTACTTCAAAGGACACGACATTCGTGGCGTGTACTTAAAAGAAGGTAAAAATCATGCAGATTCATATTCAATTTTTAATCGTCTCACTCGTTGGTCTGCTCGTTACGGTATTCCTATCCCTCGTGTTCTACAGTATGTTAAAGGACTGGTTGATTTTCGACCAGTCCCGCTACACTGTGGAGACTCTGAGGGACATAAAGTACCGCTCGAGTTCGCCAACAACCCTCGCGCCAATCGTAATGGATCACACAGGTATTTCGTGTTATCCAAACGCGACCGAACGTTAAAGGTTAAAGACGATCATGAGTTAAACCCCTTTGGCTTTATCATCAGCCATGTAGGGGGATACCTCAGGAACGGTAAGGCGACTCTTCGTAGTAACAAGTCGTCTTACAAAGTCGTCAAACGTCTTAGTCCTCATTGGAATGAGATTGTTGACGCCGGACTTACCATCCGAGATTATCAACTAACTTTAGGAGAAATACTATGCTTGTAGATTTAGATATACCTTTTACCCAACCATCTGAGATCTATGATCCCAGGGTGATCGCTTTAAAAAACGTTCACCTGTCGTTCGATATAGATGTACCTAACTTGCAAACTAGTGCGTCGTTGGCTCGCGCCAATAAACGTCTCTCCTTGTATGACGGCCCAGTCTCAGTTATCGAGTTTGATAACGAGCTAGAACGTCAGGTCGACTTTGTGATAGCTACTATTCGTAACGTCCTAGGCGAAGCGCATAAAGCGCTCGTCGAAGAGATTACCGAGGTAGCGACACATTTGGTCGAATAAGTTAGTGTAATCGGGCTAGGGGATACTCTGCCTAGCTGGAC